TTTGACGAGGTGGGCCATCTCATCGCCCAGGTCGTTGGCGATGCCGGTCCAGAGTGAGTCGGCCATCCTGAAAGCTGCGGCGCCCGGAGACGCCGCAGGTGATTCAAGACTTGGTCTGACTTAGAGCTTGTTAAGATCCACGACCGCGAGGAAAATGTGGATTTCTCCAGCATTCAGCTCGAGCAGGTCGTAAGACGCCATCGAAGCAACGGTCGCAATGATCGGGGTGCTCGCCGTGTAGCCAATCGGATTGTCGGCGGCGAAGCGGCGGGACGTGACCGGCGTGCCGTTCGTGTTGATCTGCTGCGAAGCGATCAACTGATCGGTTGTGCCAGAAACGCCGACTTGGATCGTGTTGCTGTTGTAGGCGGTTGTGCCGGTCAACTGGAACGAGGTGACCAGATGGGTCGCCGCATCCTTGATGATGGTGTCGGCGGGCAGGGTGATCAGGGTGATCGTCTGCGCCGTGTTGTCAGTCGCGGTCGTCAGATCGGTGTGATCAAGGACGATCTTGTGCGTGTAGCCAGTCGCTGCTTTGGTTTCGTAGGGAAGCTCGAATGTTTTCAATGTAGTTTCTCCTTGTTAATGATTAGGCTGCGAGCGCCACGTTGGCGGTGAACTTGCCCTGGGACTGCGGGGCCAAGCAGGTGACCGAAGCGATAGCATCGATCAGCGCCCTGGGGCCGCCGCCGAGGTCAGGGAGTTCGCGCATGGCCGGACGCTTGGCGAAGCGGACTTCGCACTGGTCCATGTTGAGCACGAGGCCGGACGAGTTTTTCGCCGTGTCGCTGGAGTTGTTCTGACGCAGATACAGCGAGGGCAACAGACGGAGCGTGCCGAAGTCGCCTTCAAACACATTCACAGCGCTGACGATCTTCTTGGCATCAGCCGAGGTGTTGAACGTGCGGATGCTGAGGGCGTTCGAGGTCGCTCCGGTGCTGAAACGAGTGTACTCAGTGAAGGTGCGCTTGAGCGAAGGTCCGCAGAGGAGCACCATGTCGTCGATCTGGCCGGTCTGCGAGTAGATGCTCTGGAGGAGCGTCTGCACTTGGGACTCGGTCGGGGTGGCGTTGGTATCAACGCTGGCGGTCGGAGTGCGGTAGGCCGCAGGAACCGGGAGGTCGCTCTGCGCAGCCGTGTCGATCCAGCGGAACAATCCGCGGGTGCGATACGGGTTGGCGCCGCTCTGCTCTTGCGACTCGCGGTCGGAACAGAAGGCGGACTCCATATCCCTTTTTGTTTCCAAAAGAGCCTTGGAGACGCCGACCGCAAGCGCCTTGCGACGGCCGATGCCGGCGATGTCGCTGGCCTCTTGGACGAACGTGTCCACCTTAACGGCACGGCGGAACATCTGCCCGCGGGCGCTCAGGAGGGCGCGGTTTTTGGAGGGATCGTCGAACGTGGAAACGTCCGAGTTGCTCAAGACGCCGTCGAATGACGGGTCGTTGTATTTGTCAGCTTGGAAGCTGTAAACGGCAGCGTTGGTGATGTCGGCGCCTTTGCGGGCGGCCGAAACGAAGGGCGTGTTTTTAGCATCGACGATTGTGATTACGTCGCTCAGGTCTTCACGTTGACCTACTGTAGGAAAAATAGTTCCAGCAGACATGATTGGTTGATTCTTTCTTTGTTTGGGTTAGCTAAGAAGACTCTCGGCGAAGGCTTCCAGCGATTGGCGGTCGCCTCGTTCGTAGAGTCGTTTTGCAGCGTCTTTGCTGCTTGTCTTGGTGGCAGATTTGGCTGCGCTAACCGGGGATGCAGGTGTGGGAAGTTTGGCTTCTGATTTTGCTGACGAGACTTTCTTGGCGGCGCTGGCTTTGGCTTTTTGGGCTTCTTGCTTTTGCATGAGCTGCTGTTCGCCGTAGAGGGCGAGGCCGACCCAGTATTCGACTTGGGGTAGCTTGAGCAGCTCGGGCGCTTGCTTCACGGTGGCTTGGTAGGCCGTGTTGAGCGCGGTGCCTTTGGTGAAGATGTCGGGGAACAACGACTTGGCTGCTTCGACGGCCGGCTGGCGCTGGGCGAGCCATTGCTGGCGCGCGGGGGCGTGCAGGGTCAGAACGTCGTCTGCTTTGAGCAGATATTCTTTGACGGCATCGCTGTCTACATAGACCTCGCTGCCGTCTGGACGCTTTACCGTGGCGCCGTCGCTGTTCTTTAGTGCCCATCGCCGGACTTCCTGCGCGCTTTTGACCTTAGCCTCGAGCGCTTCCGGGGTATCGACATCAGCCAGCGGGTTGTCCGCGGAGGGCTGAAGGACGGGGCGGCTGGCCTCGTTGACCTGCGCCTCTAGTTCGGCGAGCTTGGTCTTGGCCGCGCTGTATTCTGTCTCCAGCGTCTGCGCCTTTTCCTCGGCTTCCTTGCGCTTTGCCGTCAGCTTGTCGATCCGCTTCTGGACCTTCTCCTGCGGCACCGGGGCGTCGTCGTCCTCGGACTCTTCGTCCTCGGCATCTTCATCTTCGGACTCCTCTGCGGGTTTTTCAGCCTCGGATTCGTCCGACTCGTCATTGTCAGAGAGCTTTTCTTCTTCGGCGTTGGTCTTTTGATCAGCCGCTTCCGGTGCTGGTTGATCCAGTCCGACTAGCGCTTCGCTGATCGACATAACGTCGAAATCCACCTCTGCGGCCGGAGCCGCTTCCTCTGTCGCCATGAGCTTTCCCCCTCAAGTAGGAACCAGGCTGTGCGTCAGCCAGACCGATCAAACCTCGCGTGCCATGAGGGCACTACTCCACTTTGATACGTCTATTATCTCACACTACTGGACAAATGTCCAGCACTATTTTGCAAGAATGTATTGTTTAACGATACTCCGCTTATGTCCTCCGGCGACATCTGGATAGAATCGCATATACCTGTGCACAAGTGTTTGCACTTTGTGTCACAAAATGTGCGGTGTTTTTGTGACAGCTTCACGTTACACTAAGCGGGTGTAGTGTTGCTGGAAGGCGACATTTTTGGATGTCGGCGAACGGCAACCCTGCTTTAAGTGCCGAGGTTTCCCGAGCGGGCACAAACTACTACTTTCCTGCTAATTTATGCCCGATTGGTAGTAGAGCGGGAATGTTTGGGCCACCGGCCGGAAGCCCAGCAACGCTTCGATACTGTCGAATAGTTCAAACAACTTTCGCCGCCGCCTCTCGGCGCATCTCCAAGGCGTCCCACAGTTCCTGCAGCGCGTTGAGCTGGCCGGCGGCGTGGGCGAGGTAGCCGGGTTCTTTGGCGGTGGCCATGGTGGCGACCAAGGTGCTGGCGTCAGCGATCCGGTCCTGCAGCTCAAGCATGACGGCGAGGTAGGCGGGCGGCGCTTGGTCGCGGGAGAAGGCGAGGGCGCCCTCGCGGTCGAAGTCTTCGCTGACGGTGTAGAGGTCAGTGGGGATGGTTTTGGTTTTGGTGAACATAAGGTGTTTGCTGTTTGCGAATGGCGAATTAGCCGCGGCGCATAACGATAATCTCTAGGGCATGGATGGCGTTCTGCAGGTGTGGGCCGCATTCCCGGCAGATGGGGCCGTAGTGGGTGTCGTGGCCGTGGATGTCTTGGATACGAAGCGGCTTGGCACAGATGCCGCAGCGTGGGATGTCACTGCCGCGGCGTCCGGGGCGCAGGCGGCTAGGCGGGGATGGCGGCGACATGGTCATCAGTAGCTGCCCCCTCCGTGGCTGCGCAGGATGTCGCCTTCGACGTTGATGGCATCGGAGAGGCAAACGTAACGAAGCAAATCTACAAAATCTTTTGTCGCCCCTTTTTTCCCGTCCGCTGCGGTGTAGGTCTGCAGGCAGTAAATGAGGTTCTTGCAGTTCTCTGAGATGTAGAGCTTCGGCTGGTTGCGGGAGTCCACCGGCTTCTCGGGGTTGTATGACAGGGCGTCATTGATCATGCTGACGCCCTCATCGATGCTGTCGCCGGGTGTTGCGGTGAAGAGCATGCCGAGGTCGGCCATCTCGTCGATGAGCGTGGTCGGCGACTCCTTGCCGAGCGTGCGGGCGTTGCCGTAGCGCGAATCCATCCACCTCTCAAAGATTTCCTCGCCGGCCTCGACGCGCAGGATCTCGTCCTTGTAGCGCTCGAGGCCGAAGCCGAAGTCTTGCTGCGCGGGTCCGGGCTTGCCGTCGAGCTTCTTGCCGTCCGGCAGCGCCCACTCGCCGGCGTAACCAATGCCCTCAATGTATGACGTTTGGTCTGGCCACTCGCGGTAGACCACAATGCGGCCGGATGTGTCATGCACCGTCCAGATCATCGCCCAGTTCTTGCCGCTCGCTGGATCGACCCAGTGGTAGCGGGTGCCTTGCGGGACATCGCTGTGGCGGATGACGTGGACCTTAGGGTTGAAGAGCGGGAACCGGCCGCTGATGGCCTTGGTCGGCACGCCGTAAGCGCGGCAGAGGATTTTCTCCTTGGTCTCACTCTGCAGCTCTTTCTTCATCCGCGACCAGCCGGCCCAAGGGTTTGACTGAGTGTGGAAGTAAAGGATCGGGCGACCCTTGGGATTAATCTGCTCGATGGGCACTTTGTCGTAGCCGGAGATCTCGCCTTTGTCGTTTTTCAGCGGGAGCAGCTCGGCGGCGGTGTCGGTGATGGTCTTGGCGCCAGATAAGTAGTCGGCCACAGTCGGCGACCAGCCTTCCACCGGCGTGAATGTCACGGCGAGCTTGCCGTTCCGGTCAACCAACCGGAAACGGAGGGTTTCAAGGACATCCAGCGGGACCAGCTCGTCCGCCCAGGCAAAATCGATTTCGCCGCCCTCCAGGGTGCTTGGATCTTGAGCGTAGTTGCGGAAAATGCAGATCGATTGGTTTGGTGCGACGAATTTTGCCTCGGTGAATCCGCCCTTAACGCTGTAGGTGATGTTGGTGACCTGTCCCTTGCGGGCGTTTTTCCACTCCGGTGGGACATATTTCCAGACGCGCGGCTGCTGCAGCTCAATACTGTTCGGCGCCGTGGTCTGGAAGCACCAGACAACGGCACCGGGCTTGGAATACATGATTTTGATAGCTTCCTTGGCCGCCCACTCCGTCTTTCCTGAGCGGTTGCCTCCAAGCACCAAGATCTCGCGGTGCTTTTCCAGCAATTCGGACGCGCGCTTCCACACCGGCGGGATGTAGCCATAGCGGAACGGGTCTGATGCCTCGCGGGCGATCAGCTCTTCCCTCGTTTTTAAGTATTTCCAGCCTTCGTCGGCGCCCAGTTTTTCGAGCAAGTCGAGATCGACCTGCATGACAGGGTGCGGTGTGGGCTTGAAGCGTGTCTGGTGCTCGTTCACGAAAAATAAATGGGCGCCGGCTGGTTGGCGCGCGGCCCCTCCCAGAGCCGATGTTGTTTATGCCGAGCCGGCGCCCAAATTTTTGATGTCCATCGTGGGATTCTCCAAGACAACGAACTGATCGCTGCGCATGTAGCGCGTCTCGCCGGTGTCCTCGAGGATCACGGCGTAAATGTTGTTGAAATAGGCGCCCTGCGACTCCACATACCACACCGAGCCAAGACCGAGCGGGGTCTTGACGGGAACGGGGCGGGCGAATTCGTGAATCATTGGAGATTTGAAATTTGAGATTTCAGAAAGATTGCCGGGAACGGTGCTGCAGCACCTTTTCAGCACGCGGGTTGCCAATCTTGCGGCTCCAGTGGGACATGGATTTTAGCTCCATGCAGGCGGATAAACCGTGGATGCCTCCCGAGATCGATGTGGCGGGTCGAAGCCCTGCTTCACTGCCGCTCATCCGTGTAACCATGCTGCCCGGACAAAAAATGTGCAGGCGCCCCACTCGTCTCGCTCGGTGGAGCTGGGCATCCCGGAGATGGTCCGCGGCGTCACACCACATGAACGCCGGCAAGAACCCGCTTGAGCCTGCAACTTATAAATCATTTGGATTTGCGCTTGCGCGCGGCGAAGGCGGCGGCGAGGGCGGGCAAATTATTGCTGGCGCGGTCGCGGCCGACTTCGTTGAAAAGTTTGATGGCCTGCTTGAGCTTGGCCTTGATCTCTGGCGTGTCGGTCGGATGACTCGTCAGGTCGTACATGTCTCGAGGCTTAGTCATAGATGGTTACCCTCCACAGCCCGATTTGGGCGATGCTGTAGCCCAGCCAAATCAGACTATGCCAGTAGCGGTGCTGGAGCAGGCCGAGGTCGATGGCAACGGCGAAATAGATGAACCCAACTAGGGCGATGAGGAGGCTGGAGGTCATTTCCCAAGTGCGTTCATGGCCAGCAAAACGGCGGCACATTGCTGCGGGCTGGCGTCTTGCGAGGTGTCCAAGGCGGCGATGTCATGCAGTGCGCTGCTGAAGCGCTCAATCTTGTCGCAGGCGTCATCAATCGCCTTGCCGACCCTTAGACCGCTAGGCGGCTGTCGGTCATCTTCACCGCGGCGCCAGCGATTAAAGTTGCGCAGAAAGGTGACGGTTGGGTCGCTCATCGGCGCGCTTTGGCGGTTTTGGCGGATGCGCGGAAGGCTTTGGCGGTCGGCGCGCCGGCAGACCCGGGCTTGCGCATGCGTTCACCGCTTCCGGCGGCGATGCGGGCCTTTTTGGCGTGGATGTTTGCGTAGAGTCCTGCGGGTTTTTTCATGGTTTGTTCTTTTTGATGGCTTCTCGGAAAAGGTATTGGATCAAGTAGGCGCCGGTTTCTTCGTCGCTTGAGGTGATGTGCTTCAAGAAATCCTGCACAACGTGATACAGCTCATGGACGAGCGAGCCGGTGTCGGCGGCGTCTTCAATCCAGACGACCGCTTGGCTGCCGAGGCACATGGCCCAAGCGGCGTCTGAGTCGTCGGGCTGGTTGTCCGGGTCTTTGGGGTCGAGATTGAGAATGTTCGCACACCGCCGGATCGCCGATGCCTGTGGCGTTCCACAATAGAACTCCACGACCAGACCAAAGGTCTGTTCTCGGACGACGAACCGGCGGGTGCGTTTCATTAGGCGGCTAGGAGTTTTGCTTTTTCAGCCATGTAGCATTCGTGCGCTTCGGCCTCGGTGGAGAACATGCCCAGATGAACTCGTTTTCCGCCCACAATGAGACGAGACTGCCATTTGTTGTAGCTTTTGCGGGTGCCTGGCATCGATTTGCCGCAACGGAAAACTCGGTTCATGTTGTTAATCTCCCATGTTGCTTGGCGAAGATTGTCGATGGTTGCGTTGAGCGGATTGCGATCAATGTGATCAATCATCTTTGGAGGCGCGCCGCGCTTCAGCGACCAAACAAACCGGTGCAGCATCATTGGCTTTCCGTTAATTAGTGCCGTTGGATATTTGCCGACACCCTTTCCGCCGGCCATATGCCAAGTGTAATTTAGCACATCATCTTTAATGTCCGCATCGATAACTATTGCTGGAACAATGCGCCCAGCCCTTGTCACCCTTTCTTGGATTGTGTAAGTTGATTGCAGGTTCATCTTAGGCAGCTTTCTTGTAACGCAACCCGGCGTAGTAGAGATCAAGGCGGGCCTTAAAGTATTCCCACTCGTTGTCGCTGCTGAACATCCACTCGATGCTGTGGTCGTCGGCGCGGTCCTTGCCGATACGGACAACGGCGCGGCGTTGCACGACTTGGTCCTTTCGGTTCTCATTCCACAGTCGCTCGTAGGCTGCGAGCTGCAACTTTTGCGAGGTGTAGATGCCGGCGCTGGTCTTCCAGTCAAGGAGGACAACGCGGCCCTTGCTGTCTACGCTCGGAGCGTCGATGGTGCCGCCAAACAAGTGAGCCTCGCTGACGAGTTGCACCTCCGGCTCCAGCACGGTCAGCTCTTGCTCGTTCCAAAACTGCAGGAAGTTGGCGAAGGCGATGTTGGCGCGCTCAATGTCGGCGGGCGCATATTCGCTCAAGTCCGGCTCCCAGCCATGGAAGTGGCATTCGATCAAAAAATGGCAGATCGTGCCGATATCCGCAGCCTTATCCCTAACCTTGCGGAAGTCTTGTCCGGCATTGCCTAGGTTCCACGCCCATGTGATGAGGTTGCTCTGGTCGTCGCCGATCTTGGCGATGGTCGAGGCGCCGGGAACCTGCGAGCCATCTTTAAGCAGATACTTTTGATGGCTGCGCAGCTTCTGGAGCTTGACGATTTTCTGGCCGGCCGCGTTATAGCGGTCCGGCTCAGGTGCGGGTGCGGCCTT